TTGATTTTCTGTGATAATAAACCCGGGTGCATCATATCTACCACGCCACCCGCCCGCTCTTATTGTAGTCAATCTGAGACGTTGTTGTCTTATATTAAATAGTGCATCGTAAACGATATCATTAAAAATGGTGGTATTTGCTATTAATATGCTATGTTCTATTTCTGTTACATACAACCTAGTTGAGAACAGTAATAACTCCGGATCTGTATCATCTATTGGGCGTATTTCGACTTCGCCTTCTAACCTTGATACAACTGTATTTCTAGGGTTAATTGTAACGCCGTCTCGGTTAACCAACGAATATACGCCTCTGATAATTTGTTCTATTGGCTCAACCTGCCCAAAATCTGTTTTAAATTTTACTTTTTGCGATGATGGACTTAACGCAATTATATCACCTTCTTCTGGGCTACCAATCACCCAACTCATAAATTCTTTACCACTCCAAGTCCAATCCAACGTGTCATTTGCTTCATCTACGACAGTATCAAAAATAAATCCTTCATTAACTAGATATCTTTCATAATCAATTAGCAAATTGAATACTTGTTGAACTGTTTGCAATTCAGATCCGTATTCAACCCGTTGAATTGGATTTCCTTGAACCGGTGTTAAATATTTGATAACACTTAATTGGTATTGTGTTGGTGGTTTGTTAATCCGTTGCCATTTGTCTGATTGAAATACCGCAGTAGATATATGATCTGTCAAACATCTATAAAATTGGTTATTTGCTTCAAGAAAAACAATATCACCTCTTACATATTTTGTTTGTTGGTTCCAATTTTCAAAAGGATTGCCGTTAATGCCAACGCCTACTTTTGTTTTTTTACCTTGCGTATCTCCCGGAATAGTATTGAATACTGGATCTAATAAATCATATCCATATACTTTATACCCTTTGTTTGTTTTTTCTACAATTACGCCGCCGTAAAAAGTTTCTTTTATTGAATTGGTTTTTAATACTGCTATTTCAACGTTTTCAACGGGCACTCTGCCAAAACTATCGCTATCTAATCTTAGTGTTTCTTGATCGATAAAGCCCGCTGCTTTGTGCCCTAGTTGTACCCCCACACCTCTTATTAAATCACCAAAATTGGGACTAATACTTTTTCCTTGTGATTCCAAATAACTTGAAATATATTGTTGAACACCAAAACCTCTGAATAAATCGTTAAAAAATAATAGATTATTGTTTTTTGTAACAGATTCTGCTGTATCGATTGTTTCATCATGCATTACTACATTTTTATTTTCAGGACGTAATTTATACGAATCATAAATAATTTGTTCATCTGTATTATCAGTAAATCGTTCGTAAACTCTGGAAACTTCGTTATTGTCCCAGTTCAATTCAATTGTTTTGTTGGGGCTTAATAGGAAATATGCCTGTAATAAATCGAATAGATAAAATTCACTTTTGGTCCATGCGGATTCAATTGGGCCTCTATCGCCAAACGCCCAATCGGCCAATCCTTCAATGTTGTTTGGGAAACGTTCTAACATACCTATTTGGTTGGGTGTTAACAATTCACCAGTGGTTGACACAGGTATATATTTGCTTAATCCGGATCTAGTGAATCGTGAATCATACCCTGCTCTGGGTCCCTGTCTAACTAATCCTTCTTCTAAATCGCTCCATAATTTGGTGTTGCCGGAAGTATATGGCGCCACGCCGTATTCGGTTTCCCACCAAGTTGGTTTAATACTGAACCCCAACATTTCCCAGGGAGTTATGTGCGGCCGGTCAGTATCATAATACCAATCATAAATTCCTCTAAAACTGCCCGGTAATTCCTCGCCGTCTCTATCTCTTACTAAACGGTAATTTAATCCAAATTCACTTTCAACAACACCGTTATTGGTTTTATAATCTACACCGGCCTGTGCTACCCATAATTCAAAATTTGGTTGTAGTATTTTTAATGTTTCTTCTCGTAAATATGTTGTTTTTCTAAATTTACCAGGCAATACATCAAATTTTGAAAGATTGGGTAATTTTTCTGTTTTAAATTTATCTAAAATAGAATTATAAATTCTATTCTCTAATCCCAATAAAACATTGTCTCTAAAATCGTCAAAAGTGGGAGTTAAACTGCCATCATGCCCTTCTATAAATCTTACCGGAATTTCATATGTATCATCTATGTAGTATTTTGGTTCATACACCGGCGTAATGCCCAAATATGCAGGAGTTGGTGGAATAAAAGTTCTTTCAGTTAGTATTTCTGTTATTCGGCCTGCTCCGGTATTTTTAAACGGAAATTCATCGTTTTTAGCAATGTTTATTTCTTCCAATGCTTGATTTATCCATTCATCTACTGTGTTTGAATTTGGATCAGAAGTATCAAATTCTGTTAATTCACCTGAATTATAAAAATTTGTGATTTTTTGTATGAATTTATTTTTAAATCGTACGTATTCTCTTTCAGAATATTTGATTGAATTAATTATATCTATATTGGTATCAGCAGCAATAAGCATGGTTTTTAACAACGGCGCAGTATGTTGGAGTATTGCCTCGCCAAAATATTTTGATTTACTGGTGTCTCTATAATTATTTCTACTAAACTGACTACCAATCAAATTCAATTGCCCTTCAATATTTGAATAAAAGTGTTCAAACAATTGGTTAAATCCTGCTATTCCAACTTCTCCGTTATCTGCATTTGCTTCTAAGTTCAATGGAATAGAATAAGAGCCAGAACCATTAACAGGTGTTTCGTCACTAAGTATTCTAATAATAAGTATTTGTGTATTGGTTGTTGAATTAGTTAGTATTAACAGTTTATTTGAGGTATCAATCGTGTAATCAACATTTAAAACTAATTTTTGACCGTCAAGTTCTGCAATAATACTTTCCTTGATAGTGCTGTTTCGTTTAGTATATGGCAATGAAGGTAGAATATCTAATGGATATTCTACTAAACCAGCAATAGTTGTAAAACGTTGAACATAAAATTGTTTTGATTTTTCTGGGACTAAATGCCAGTTATTGCTAAATTTTTCTTTATTTTTATCTTGATTTTTAATCCGCCAGAAATAGTACCCATCTATTGGGATACTTTCTTTGGTTGCTGAATCAATATAGCTGAATCTTTTTTCAACCAATGTATTCTTAAAGGTAATTTCATCAAAATTATTTCTTATTAACCTTAATCCCAATATTGGATCTAATATTGAATTAATATCATCGTCAACGTTGTATTCAAATATTTCACTTCCGTTTAATTGGTCAAAATTTGATGCAGGATATACACTTAAATCACTTAACCTGATATTATTCGTATCATATAACATAAATGTGGGCGGTTGATTGCTTCTTTCTTTGGTTTGGCCAACCACCCAATCAATGCCGTTAAAATAATATACTCTGGTTAATCCGGAAGGCGAGTTAAATAAAACGGTTTCGCCAAATACCGGATTGGCTACTGGATCAAGACCGTTATTGACGAATTGTAAAATTATTGAACCATTAATAGCGATACCGGTAACTTCAACTATTTTTCCTCGCGCGCCAGGGTCTTGGTCGTCGATTAATAAAATACGCATTCCATCTCTTATTTGGACTGGTACGCCAAATTCATCAACAACATATATTTCGCTGAATCCGGTTGATTGCAGCGGCCAAATACTATCCCAGCCCGACAATAGTATGCCACATCCTATATCTTCCTGCGACCAAGGGTTTGCGGCCCAGCCGGGATTCAGCCCCTGCATGACATTATAAAAATTAGTACATGCTGTAATAACTAAATCAACAGTACCGCGGCTAACATCGCCAAATCCCCATAATTCTATATCTCGCTCAAATTCAATTATGGGTCTAGAAGCCTGTGTTTTTGGCTGAGATGTAGTAAAGAAATTCTTAATTACATCTCTGTGAAACCAACGATTAGATACGCTCCATTGGTTATTATCACTACATCCGCGTTCTATGGTTGTGTAATCCGGAGTAAAGAATACGTTTCCTACTGCATCCCAACTGGTTGTATCCCATGCAACCAAATCCCAACCAGAAACAATAGTTAAATCCGAAACAAATATTATTTCTCGTCCAACTCCTTCAACTATTACCTCAGTTCCGTTTAATTCATAATTAGTATCGTCTACAATGAATAATTTCATTCCACTTGAAAGTGCTATTGATTGACCATCAACAATGACAGTACCTTCTTTTTCTCCTAGAAATTGATAAATGTTTGACGGCGCATCTACAATTAATGTTTCTGGGCCAAGAGGCATCCAAAAATAATCTCTAAAATTCATAAATTTATCAATATCTATTGGAGGTAACCAACTATAATATTCTTGTTCGAACAATCTATTATGGTTATCTGTATTGCCGCCTTTGAATCTTATATAATTTATTAAGTCATCATAATACAGTTGATTTTGTAGTTCATTGCTTTTTAAATTACGACTTACTAAAATTGGCGTTAACTGATAATTTGCTCTAGTATCATTTGGTTCGGCTAAATAAAAATCACGGATTGGGTCATAATACGAAGTTATTCCACCTATATATCCTGTTAATTCTTCTGAAATTTGTGGTTGAAACGCATGGTCTAGCGATGATGCAAAGAATTTTCGCAAAACATCGGTTTGAAATATTGCTGGTAAAAATTCTAATGGTCTTCTTTTGACGATTGTGATTTCATCGGGATTTGATGGATTAGTTTGTGTTAAATTTCTATTTAAGTTTACCATTATCTATTAACTCTTAAAGCTGTTTCTGTATTTACCGGTATTATGTCTATGTCATTTACTGTGGCTGCACTTATGAAAATTTCATCTGGTTCTGATCTAACTTCATATAAGTTACCAAATCTTGAATTATCATTGACAGGAACTAGTACGATAGATGCTATCTGCAATGCTAACCCTTGGTGTATGAATGCTGCTAATTCTGAGAAATAAAAGGTATCGCCAAAATCCCAGTTATTTACGTTAAAATATGAGTTTGTTCTTGCAATAATTTGTGCTCTAATTTCCCCATCACTTAACGTGGCGGAGGATAATTTAACTACCTTGAATCTTGCTCGTAATTCTTCTTCGGCTCTAATACCAAAAAGTAATCTATACTTGGTGGGATGCCAAATAATTTGATCCGAAATCATACGTACTTCTTCTAACTCACCGTATTGTATTGCAAGTTGTGTGGAACTTGGGGCTTGTGGTTCTATTTCATCGGTCTCGTCGGAATTAAGATATTGCCTAATAAGGAAATCATATTCTGACGTTAGGGTATATAAATCAATTATATTGCTTCTGGATGGATCAATTCTTTGGTCAATTGGAGCAAAATGCTGCCACAAAAAATCAATTCCGTCTCTACCAATAGCAAATGTAAATTCTTCTTGATCTCGAACTATTTGATCCCCTGGTACCTTGGTATCACCCACATCAAATCCGGCAGGTATTACATCAGATGATTGATAAACATTGTCTAATCTAAATCTATAGATTTGGCCTTCTAAGGTGGTTTCATCTATTGCTACGGCTATATCGCCGTTATTCCAGGATGCTCTTGTTGCTAGATTGACATAGTTATCATTCATTAAATTGATTGCTGATTGCAATGAATTCTCAACGAATCTTTTTACATTGGAAATTGGCCTTAGATTTTCATAACCATCATATGAAATATATCTTTCCCAAAAAACAATATTATTTGCGGTAATAGTTAGTGGATCAGCATTTCCAAATATTAAATTATTGAATATGGTTGGGTCATCTACTATTCCGTCTTGATCTGTGTCTCTAAATGAAACTTCTACTCTTCTTGGTTCAATGTATCCGTCTGGGTATGTAAAATTATCTATTAAAGTTATGGCGATGTCTCGGCCTAGAGACGGGCATACTGAAAGCCATTGCGATGGGTTAAACAGCCCGGGACCATTTATTACTATTGCTTGGTATAATGTATTGTTGTAATTTACTATATTTCCTACAAAATATTGTGTTGTTTTTGAAAATATGTTTTTGGTTCCAACATCTGCTTCTAATGTTGGGTTGGTTTTAAATACGGTTATTTCATCAGTTCTTGACTGACCAGTTTCTTTGGATACTGTTCTAAATCTATTTATAAAGAAAAATCTAACATCTTCTTCACTTTCGAAAATATATTTAATACCTCTTGCGGTTATTACCCATAGAACACCGCCCGATGATTTATTTTCAAATAACACCATCCATTTATTGGCCGTATCGCAATAATTAAAAGAGTCTAAAAATCCATTGACTGGGGAATTTAAAATTTCCCATCGTTGAGAACTGATATTATAAAAAACACCAAAGGTTGCATTGGCTTCCAATTGCAATCGTATGGATTCTATTTCATCTGTTGATAGTGTATATCTTATTGGGGGCAACACATATTCAACAATATCGCCTTCTTCAACGGACTCCTTTAAACGAATATTGCCAAATCCGTTAGTAAATCCGTTGCTGGAACCAACTCCGTTATCCAATATGGAATCAACTGCGACCCATCCTGCGTTTCTGAATTTTAATAGTGATCCTTCTAAAATTAAATCCAGAGCATTGCCTGCGGGTGTGGCTAACCCAACATTAATGGCATTAACAGTTGGCGAAACCGGCAATGCGTTAATGCTACTTACAAATCTTCCGGTACTTGACGCATTTGTTCCGGTTACTCTATCCCACATTAATTCTTCGGGAAAAGGCAATGATGGTACAAATAACTTATTATATTCGGGACACAACGGTGCATAATTTAGAATTGCATCTATCATAAAATTTTTAAAAACTTGATTAGAAAAAATATTATTGATTGTAACAGACAAAATTTGTTCTGGTGTTAGGTTGTCACTAGATAATACTTCTTGCCTTATATTATCAATTTCTCGGTATACGATCCCGTCGTCACCTATCACATTTGTATTTTGAAATGATCCTGTTGGATCATTAATATCAATAAATCTATTATGTCCTGAATATGTTCTATTAATTGCTTTTACTTTTAATATTCCCGGATTACTTAGTGGAAATACGTTGTAATCTTCCCCACTAACCATTCTATTTTGCGTGTAATAAACTTGACTGGCGTTTATGGCAATGTCTTGATTGTTTTCTGCCACACTGCCGTTGGTAATTGTTTCTTGTAATGACAAAAATAATGTAAGAGTTTTTCTTAAATTATTTTGCGTAATATATGGTATTGATATAGCAACATTTTGAATATTATTTGGATTGATAGTCAAACGTTGGCCTATACTGGCTCTATGGTATACTCGAGTTAAACCAAACGCAACATTACCAAAACGTCCGTCAGAAAATCTTATTGAAATTTGATCATTTATACGAGTTTCAACTGAAAATATATTTCTTTCTTTTCTGGGAACATTATTGTAGATTATATTTGAATTGGCAACCGAAGGAACTTTAACCCAGTTGGTATCAACACTTCCGTCATCATTAATAGTTTGTACCCATACATCATCTTCATTAACATTATTGGTATTAATATCTAAAACTCTATTTTCAACAGGTATTTCTATATTAAAATCTTGAAATTGAAGTGTGCCTTGTTTGAAATAAGTAAAAAATCCGGTGTTTTTTGATTGATTACCCTGTCCGTCGTTTCTATAAAGTAAATGCCAAGTATCAAATGGATTGGGTGCTCGTTCTTCAAAACCATTTTCATCACTATATGAAATATTAACATTTTCAAAAGGCACAGAAATTCCATCAATATTACTGGTAAAGCCAAATATTCCGGGGTTTGATAAAACTGTGGTATTGAGTTGGTATACTTGTGTTCTTACATTATTTTGGTCGGTTCCCTGCTGTACTGGTTGCCCAAATTTATTACTTGTTAAGAAAGCATTGTTCATTATTAATACAAATTGTTCAGCCCAATCCGGATTGTTCGGATCATTCCAGTTTATTCTAATATTGTTTAAATTGGTTCCGTTACTATCAATAACATCTGATGTTGTTCTTACGCCTATAATTTTTAAGAAACCTTGAGATGCTTGGTTTCTTTTGGGACTATAACTTAATAAGTTGGCAAGTCGTATTATTGATTCACGACGTTCAGCAGTATCGACAAAGTTTTCTCTAACGTTTAAATCAACACGATACGCTAATGATTGGCCAAGCCAAGCCAATAAATCTATAATAGTAATAAATTCACTACTATCAATAAAGTCATTGAAATCTTCTGGATAATTTATTCTAATATATTCAACAAGTGATTGCCGTATTGTATCAAAATCATATGAAGTAAAATTTACTTTTAAAAATGCTCGATAAATGCGTCTCCAATCTTCGGCGGCGAATAGATTACTTTGTCTTACGCTTTGGCTCATAAATTTGACCTTTTTATAATATTATGATATTTATATTAATAAAATTAACTACTATTATAATTAATTATTGTTGTCTTCACTAAATCTGGTAGTATTTTCGCTATCGGTAGCAAAATTTTCTCTAACATATCTTACATATAATGTATCTAAAACTGCAAAAGGATTATATTGTAAAATTGCTTCAACGGTTATTCCATATTCTTCGTTATTGACTTGTAAATCAACCAACTCAACTCTTGGATCAGAATTTATCACACGCCTGACATCAGATATTACCTGCTGCCTGACCGTTTCGGTAAATGGCTCAAATAATAAATCCCAAATTATGGATCCAAAAGTTGGTTTCATTACTCGTTCACCCAACCTTGTCATAAAATGGTTTTGTAAATCACGTTTAACAAGGTCAATATCATATAATCGAGTAGATGGCACGGTTTGATTTACTGTTGAAAATCCTATAAAAATTTTATTACGCTGAAATCTATTAGCCATGGAGCATCCTGTTTATATAATATTTATGCTAATAAAATAATATACGTAGATAATTCTTGATTGAACTAATAAAGTAGTATAAGTTTTAAAAAAGGAGTAAATTATGAATCAAGAAATTTATATTAGCACTGATGTTGAATCAGATGGACCCATTCCAGGAAAACATTCAATGTTGAACTTTGGTAGCGTTGCTCTTGATGTTAATAAAAATATTTTAGGGACATTTGAAGCTAATTTAGTACCATTGCCCGGCGCAGTTCAACACCCAGATACTATGAAGTTTTGGGCCAAAAATCAACTAGCATGGGCTCGAGTTACCACCAACACCGAAAATCCAAAGGAAGTAATGATAAAATATAAACTTTGGCTTGAAGATATGGCCAAATACGGCCCTCCAATTTTTGTTGCGTATCCCGCTGGTTATGATTTTGTATTTATTAGGTGGTATATGGAATATTTCACTGATGAATGTATTTTTGGATATCAAAGCTTAGATGTTAAATCATATGTTATGGCGTTATTAAAAACAGATTTTAAGCAAACCACTAAAAATACATTCCCCAAACATTGGTTTGATAGCACTCTGCCCTATACACATACTGGATTAGATGATGCTATGGAGCAAGGAATAATGTTTATTAATATTCTACGTGAAGTAAAGGGGTTAGCTTAGCCCCCTCTTGTTCCGCTTCCTTGGGGAAATGCGCTGGCGTATGTTATTCCCGGGGCTTCAACTTTTTGCTGCATAAATCCATACACTTCATCGACCGTTCTTGCTCTTCCTGATTTATCAAAAAATACTGTTTTATTTGCTGCAACTTGTTTGGGCAATGCTACATCGGCTGCTACCGCATTGCCGGAGGCTTTTAGTATTCGTGCTCCGCCTCCTGCACCCAAGAAATGTGCTGCATATAAATCTGTTGTAGTTACTGGTCTTCCTATAGATCTTTCTAATGTTCTTTGATTTTCTTTCATATATAGCGCCGCCGCCATTGCACTTTGATTTGGATCATTTCTACCAGAAGGAGTTAACCCATATTCTGTACCATATTTGCCTACCATATCGTTCCACGTACTGTTTGTGAATTGCATCAATCCGGTCGCTGAACTTGTTCCTGCTTTTGCACTGTCATTAAACGCACTTTCTTGAGCAGCAAAACCAAATAATGCTTCTCTTGAAACACCGGTTCTTTCGGCTGCTCTGTCTATTGCTGTGATTTGGTCAGCAGTTGGGGTGCCCTTTGTCAATTTTCCAGAACCCGCTACTGGTTTTGGGGTAAATCCGGAATTAGGATTGTTTGCCGTTGACCCTTCTCCGCCATTAGCATAATTTCCTGCCTCGGCTCGTCTTCTTGGCGCTAATTCTCCGCCATTTGTGTAACATTCAAAATCATTAATAGCAGCTTGGACATTACCTGAATTTATTGCCGGTATCATATCGGAATTAGCCAGTGCTTGCGGGCCAATGTGTTCGCCTAGAGATACTACCGAATCAAATTGATTTTGCGTCATTGGCACTGTGACAATGGATTTAATGGTATTTTCTACTTCCCCAATTCTGCCGCGTAATAACTCTTCCGCTTCGCCCGCTGCCATTTTTACTCCACCAGAAAAACGATTGGCTAAATCTTCGGTTAATTGAGTTCCGTATCCTATAATTTGAACTCCGGTACTTTTAATGGTAGTAATCGTTTCTCTAAATGGGTATTCTGCGCGAATATTATTTAACATTGACGTTGACGTTGATAAAACAGTGACTGGCTTTAGTGCATCTGTTAGTACCGCACCATTTTTTAGTGTAATAATGTTTTTTTCTAAATTCTGTGTATAATTTGAAAAAATATTTTCAAAAGTTCTAATGCCGGGGGCTATTACCCTTGTACCAAATGTGGTTGCGGCATTTTCTGCTGCGGCAAGAGCAGTTTTTGTAACATTTGGCACTATATTAACGGCATTGGTAACAGCGGCAACACTTTCATTCAATCTTCCTGATAATTGCACTGCGTTTGAAGAAAATTCATCAATTATGTTTGCGGCTCTGGCTTGTCCGTCATTTATAATTGTTTGTATTGGCCCTGATATTGAATTTGGATTTCTACCAACAGGTGCTGCTAGTCTACCCGATGTAACTGCTGAATTTGCAAGGGTTGATCTTAGTCGCGCGCTGACCGGGCTTGATTTCTCTACTACTGCGTTATATTCAGCTTCGAGCCCCAATTTTTGCAGTTCGATTGATGCTTGGTTATTTTCAAATCGTTGACCAGTTTCGTCCAACAACGCATTTGCTTCTTGTATTTTTCCTTGTGTAAGCAGCCGTTCTACTTGAGCTTGCCCTTCTCGAGCTCGTTCATTATTTTGTTTTTCACGTTCTTCTAATGCTTTTCTTCTTTCAAGTATGTTTCTCTTTTTATCAACCGATTCGGATAGAGCGCGTTCATCGTCCGACACTGACTGCGATTCTATTCTTGGATCAGCGGCGGCGGGCCCTCCTGCTTTGATATTTGAATCTGCTCCTGGTGCGCTGGCTGCACTTGCGTTGGCTTCCTCTGCGCCTGGTTGTGTTCCGGCGGGAGGACATTCTTTTCTAACATTGCCAATACTGTTTTCACTGGTATTTGGCGATCCTACTTTTTGGTGGTAATTCCAGGGTTCATGCGTAATCAATCCCCTAGCTGGCAATATTGAACTTCCGCCACCTACTTCTCCCTCCGGGTACCCTGGACCGGTTAATTGACGATCCCTGGTCGCACCTTTTTCGGGACCCTGCGCAGCCTTGCCCCCGGATACATTGTAACTATTGTGGTGTATTGCATTTGCTTTTTGAACCAACGTGCTAGTTTTGTGTATTAATTGATTTCTAGCATCAACTGTGATTGCATCATCACTATTAATGAATATTTCACCTTTAGCACTTATTCTAAGCTCGTTGTTGCCTCCGGAAGATCCGCCGCCGGGTATAATTGATAGATTTAAATCGCTTTCGTATTGCCCATTAAAATTTCCTCCGTTCCGCCAATTTGTAGTGCCAATAACTTCTTGGTTTAAATTACCATCAACTCTAATATTCATATCACCTTGACATCTAACATTGAAATTTTTTGAAGTATATAAGTTGATGCCTTCATCTGATATTTCAAACCACGAGTTTCCTTGCCTTGAGTTAATATAAACATATCCTAATGTATCATTAACAACTATTTGCGTTCCGTGTCTTGTTCTTAGACGAATATATTCATTTGTGAGTGATTTTTTAACTACTTGGTTATCAGCGTATAGCGGTTCGCCGGTTGTGGGATCAACTTCAATTTCTCCATCATCTATGTGTATATTATGGCCTCTTGGGGTACTGAACCCAAATACTTGACTTGGTGCTTCTCGTCTAGCTGATGCATTTGATGGGCCTCGGTCTGCATCAGCATATAACCCTTGATTATATAACCCTTGGTGTAGTGATTCTGCTCTTGGTCTTTCCGGATTTTCCGGGTCTTGTTCTAAATCTCGTTTATTATATTCAGCCGTTGGTGGATTAATTTCCTTACCGTCTAATTTAACTCCTTTTTGTTGACTTACCGCTATCCCAATTGCCGGAACTGAATGATTCATTCCGGTTTGATATAAACAGCCAATATATATGCCTTGGTTGGGGTTTCCGTTAATAAAACATACTATAACGTCATTTTCCAAATCTGGCGGTATACACCACATGCCATAACTTACTTGAGACTGATTACTATTTTTTCCGCCTGCTTTGTTTAATGTGGGCGGGCTAGATCCAGCAAAAGGAGAAACATATTGTACTCTTATCCAAGACTTACTGTCGCTGGGATCTCCGCAAAGTTCGGGAATATGCACTTTGATTCGACCTTCTCGACTTATATCTTTATTTTCTTTTACTTTACCAATATATATCCCATGGTATTGATTTTTTACAGATGTTTGTGCGGTATTTTCTGATCTAGGAGTATTGCTTCGTTTAAAATCATTAAATTCGGATCTAGCCATTTAATCCTCCTATTAAATTAATATCTATATTAACATCTCTCACGGCTTCAAGAGTTTGTGTAAAACTTCCTTTATTAAATTTGTGAAGTACGAATTTAATAAGATATAATCCGGTAAATGCTTCATTGACTGATAATTTTACATTTCCTGCGGTGGCAGCATTTGATTGATCTGCCTTAAGTTCTTCAATCCCCTGTGGTATTAAAGTTTTTAGAATAAAATACATATTGCCGTCATTAAATGTAGCCAATCCTGTTTTTTTGTTTGATTGTTGATAAAAACTTTCTTCTAAATTAGTGACTCCCAACCAGTATGGATCGCCCCGTATCTCTAAATTAACGGTAACCATCGCTCTATCTTTTACTTGATTTAGCACTGCTGTGGTCATTGACTGCTGAATGGCATTTGCTTCAATATTACCAGCGCCGTCTTGACCACTTTCTCTAACACTTTTATCTATTGTTACTGGAAAAATGTTACCTGTAAAACTACTTAAATCTTCTGCAAATGTATCACCGGAAATAATATTTTCTCTATTTCTTCTAGCAGTTTCTTGTAAAATAACGGAAGATTTTATTGAAAGATCTTCTACTCTGGCTCTAGAATCTTCAATTCTTTTGGTTGCTTCAGCAATCGCCGCTCTGCGTAGGCTCGGGTCTATTTTTTCTCCTTCGGGGGTGTTTAGTAGCCTATTTCTATCGAATGTTGCTTTTTGTAGAGCTGCTGTATTTTCTATAGTTTGTTGTAACACGCCGCCTTCGTCACTTAATTGTTGGCCTGCTCTATATCTAGAATTATTGGTTGTGCCGGCATATAATGGAATGACTGCTTTGAAAAAAGTATCAAATTTAAAATCAACATTTAAAACTTCGGTATTTTCACCAGTGAACAGATAATCATATTTTTTTTCTAATTTTCCTGTTCTAACTCGTATTTTTAAATTTTCAATCATTTGATTGCGCTGTTTAAGCTGTATTGGTAGTTGTTGATCTATTGAAGCGGTTGCTTGGGTTGTTAGGTATGGTATTACATAATACGTGATATCTCGATTATAGTCTTGAATGGCTAGATCATATATGGGCTGCTCTTCTCTAATTTTTACTGAGGTCAGAATCCACGGTACAATAATAAATTGAGAAACACTCCCATATATTTCTGGTTGAGTATTTCTTATAACCAGTTTATGCCCCTCTAATGTTGATGTAAAAATTTGTTCTATAATAGTTGCAATAGTATTACCTTTTGCAAACGTTGCTGATCCTTGCCCGGCGGTATTGGTGCTAGTTGTATCTGAAGACGATGTATTGCTGGGATTGATTATGGCCCACCTTTCTGGATCCGTGCCTATGCCCAACCTACTCGCGCTGATGTCACCAAGGTTGGTTTCTAATGGTAACAATTTTATGGTATATTTGTTTCTTTGAATTCCATAATTTGCCACTTCTGATTTTGCTTTATGTTCAATCAAATTCCGCATTACATCACCAACTGTTGCTCCTTCCATGCTGTAACTGGAATCTAATGCGAAAAAATTATCACCGGTGCCCAAATCATTTGATTGAACTAGAGTGATATCATAAACAGTACCTGCTTTGGTAAATTCTGATTGAATATCTACTATGAATACTTTGTATACCCACCTTTTGGTGTTGGGGCCATCCGGACCCACATTGTCTGCGTATGATCCATCTGGGTTATATCCATGAAATTTAATTTCAATATAATATGGTGCTTTTTGAAAATTAATTATCGCCAAATCTCTGGCAGCGGCCAATAGTTTGTCATAAAAAGTTAACCCCATTGGTTCAAAGATGCGCATCTTAAATTCCAATGCTTGAACTAATTTAGTGGCTTGGTTTGGCCCAACTGCTGTTTTAAGCTCTAAACTTTCAATATTAATTCCGGTAACCGCAGTTTCTGCTAGTACCACTTTATTAACATCTCGTATTGATGCAAAGGTTGGATCATCGGCTGGTATTGATCTTTCATCTTTTTCTCCAATAACAAAGAATCTAATATAATATGACGGATTGTCTAAATCAGCTAGGGGATTGTCTTTGAATTTGGGAAACACTTGATTTGTGGAATTTGGATTAGCGCCGCCGTTTGTGGCACTCCCGCCGGCTCTTGCTACTGCTTCCGTCTCGCGCCGCCCAGCGTCTGCACGCCCTGCCACCGCCGGCGTAATTGCCTGTTCGATTGTATCTTCCGGCAACGGTGATGAATCTGCATTGTTGTATGCTCGCGACAAATCGCGACCAGTACTTGTGGTTAACTGTTGGCCATTAACTTCTCCTAATTCTACTCTAACTATTTCTTCTCGTAAATTTGGTAATCTGTTAATTGGTATTGTTTCATCGGGATCTAATTCCATTCTGGACGCTACCGTTGATATATAACTACTGGTTTGATTTTCGCTGCCGGGCGCGTACAATGTTATAATTTCTCGTATGGTTGTTCTTGGTATATTTCCTGCTGCCCGACTTTTGCCGGTATAATACAACAATAATTGATTATCTAATGCACTAACACCTTGATCATATGTGTCAAATCGCGCGAAATTATCAGCTGTTTTGACTGCACCTGTTTGATTTGCGAATCGTAGATTTCCTGGGTTATTGTTCCTAACACCTTTTGGGGGAATAGACATAAATTAAAATCCTTGAATATTATCTCTTGATGGAATAAAAATTTCTAACCCCGCTTTAAAATCATAAATGGGATCAACTAATAAATCTTTGTTCCTTAATCCAAATATATACCAAAGTTTTGGATTGCCATAAAATTGGTTAGCAGCTAGATCTGGTCTGAGTTCATATTTTGTTGGTATGATATAAACTTGATCATTTAAATTTGATGGCACATTTATTGGCTGCCAAATACCCAAAAATCTGTTACTGATAGGAGTGATTGCATAAAAACTATCCCCACTGTATTTTGTTGCCATATTAAGTAAACCCCTTCAATAATCTTCCTTCTCTAAAATCCTGTAAATTAAAATCTCGTTTTAAGCTGTTCGGCGGTCTTTGAACTATCGCAGTAATATTGATATTTGTGCTTGATGGTAGATAAGCATATTCATTTCCTGGTGACGAACTAGCGGGCGAACCAATATTTGCTGTTGATGAGCTTGTTCCGCTTTGATCTCTTCTTATTTCGGGACCAACAATTGGAGTACTAGTTGATACTCGTACATAATCAACATCCGCAGGAAAATCAATGTTCCATGTTTGTATAATTATGGGCAATTCATTAAAAACATATCCACCATACCCGTCTAATAAAAGTATGGGCGGCGGCAATCCTTTTTGGGGGTCGTTAATACCAAAATGCATTTTTGAATATGATCTTAAGAAATGCCATACGCCAAGTAAATATTTGCCTTCTTGGCTGTTTTGTACAGTAAATCGACCACCAATTGATATTTGTGCAGATTCAACCGCAGTAAAATAGTAATATTGTTGAATACTATGGGTTAAATCCTGGCTCTGCCATTGCGGATTTTGTTTATATGTTACGGTGGGTGTGTAAGGAAAAATTACTCCATTGGTTTCATGTAATATTGCCATAGGATTTGATGCATTGCCAGCCGCACCATACACGTCCTTTTCTGCACCTGATCTACTTCTTATTCTCAACCTCTTATCTACATCAGCCATTAAATTTCCTTTGATTATACATCATTAAACCAATCACCACCCAGACGTTTTATTATTAAATCAAACGCGGATTTATTTTCTCTTCCGTATAGTTGTTTTAGGAAAGTAATTTTATCTTCATATGATTTTGTTGGACTTTGAATTACTTCTCGTACTTTGGTAGCAGAAATACCACCTTCTAATGATGGCAATATTATATAGTAGCCATGTTCTTTATACGGATATAATTCTGATTTTATATCGTCAAATGGTACTGGTTTATTGCCATTAAATGGATATGGTTTATAAAATTCTCTCCCCTCAAAACGTTCCTTATCTTTTTCGGATGTGACGGTAATATACGCTGTATTATCCGGTAATTTACTTAATATTTCAATTGGATTAAATGCAGGTATAGCCGAGTATTGAATTTTATTTGATTGAATACCAAATAAATCAATCCATAGTTTTTTCTTTTCTTCAAAATTAAAATAACTTTTTACTACGGGCGGGTTAGGTTTTTTGGGTTCTGGTGGAATTTTATTTCCTTTGGTTTCTGCCGCAGATTTTTTTATTAGATATTGCTCATATTTTTTATTGTATTCTTCTAAATTTTTATTATATTTATCAAGTGTTTCTTTATCTGTTTTATTGCTTGTAGCTATTATTACATTATTTGGATTGAAGTTCGTGGATAAATACTTATATATTGCATTATGCCCCTTGTGCGGGGGTTGAAAACGACCGCCCATAATTACCGCATAATTTTCCACACCAGGAACAGCTTCTTCAAATATAAAATCTTTAGCTCGCATAATAAAACCCGTAAATATTCTTAATACTATTTATATTTTAAAAATTAAATACTATTATAATATTTGAATATGTAATATAAAGATCTTATACTTATTAATAAGTTAACTTAACAAGGAATATTGATGGCCAAAAGAAAAATTAATTATTTAAATAATAGAGATTTATTATTAGAAATACATAAATCTAAGAACACATTTTGCTATTATACTTCAAAGGAATATGAGGATTATGATATAATTGTTTATAATATAGCTGATATTACTGATGAATTAATTAAGCAAGCGAAAGAAAACAGATCTGACAAAGTAAATAGAATAATAAAAGAAAATTCTGATAAAAATCCAAAATTAACTTCTTCTGCGGATTTTGATAAACTAGATTTAATTTTTCGAGTAATGGATGAAACTCATATTCCGGAAGAAATAAGAAAAAATAAAAAAGCAAAAAATTTAAGCAATCGAGAAAGAGTAGTTAAATTAAATTTTAACCCATTCAAACATTATATTTTTAATGAAACAGGTGAGTTGGTTGAAGTAGGACGCAGCCATTGGAGTAATGGTTTAGAAAACGGTGGTTTTTGCTTAAGCCAAGGAAGACTTACCAATAAACTTGCAATGATGTTTTTAAAATTAGTAGAACGATATAGTCAAAAGGGAAATTGGCGTGGTTATACTTGGCTTGAAGATATGAAAGGCCAAGCATTAATGCAGTTAATAGACGTTGCTCTCAAATTTGATGAAGCAAAAAGTCAAAACCCGTTCGCATATTTTACTTGTATTGTTACTAACTCATTTAGGGGAACTCTCAATTCGGAAGATAAAGTATCAACTATTAAAAATAAAATGATGATTGAAAGTGGTTATAGCCCAAGCCATAGTTATGCAATGGATAATGAAAGTGGCGGAAGTTACAATACGTATGAATAATTTACACGGATTAATGAAATATATTATTGATTAACTCATTTCTCTATAGTATATATAATTAAGTAAAAAATAGAGATTTAATAATGTTGCCAGATTATATCTATATATTAAATGATAAAAAAGTCTTAACTAAAAAAGACTTAAAAATCATAGATTTTTCTTGTTTTGATATAGATGAAAGAATTATAGTTAAAGGTAAACCTAGACAAATTCTTTGGCATATAATAAATCATGAAAAAACATTTCCAAAATGTAAAAATATAAATTGTGGTAATGAGTTAAATTGGGTATCTGATCAAAACAAATATAGAAAATATTGTTCATATAAATGCAGAGCAACGTGTGAAGAATATAAAAATAACCAAATCATCCATAATATAAAAAAATATGGAGTTGAAAATATATTATTATCGCCTGATGTGCAGGAAAAAAGAAAAAATAATAATTTAAAAAAGTATGGTGTAGAATATACTTTTCAAAATGATGGTATTAGAAATAAAGCAGAGCAGAATAGAAAATCATCTAAATCTAAGGAAAAATTAATCAACACGTTACAACATAAATATGGTATTGGTTGTATCGGGCATATTCATACCCCCAAAGATTCTTTACAAATATTAAAAGATAAAAATACATTCCAGAATTTAATTGATAATTATTCTCCACAGGGTATAGCAAATAAACTTAACATTGATAGAAATACAGTAATACGATATTGTCAAATTTATAATATTACACCAAATAAATATATTAGTTCATTAGAAGCAGACATGCGTTTGTTTTTAACAGAACTGGGCATAGATTTTATTCAAAATGATAAAACCATTATAACACCATATGAATTAGATTTTTATCTACCGGAATATAATTTAGCAATAGAAATGAATGGTGACCATTGGCATTCTGATAAATTTAAAGATAAATTGTATCATTATAATAAATGGAAATGGTGTAAAGAAAGAAATATTAAATTACTTACAATTTTTGAAACAGAATGGTATGCTAAATCTGATATTATAAAAAATATTATAAAAAATAATATTGGCATTAATAATAATAAAATTCATGGTAGAAAATTTATTATTAAACGTATTGATACTGCTAATTATAGGAATATGGTAGAAAAATATCATATTCAGGGATTTGTATCTGGTATAGCATATTATGGGGGTTTTATTGGTGATGAAATAAAGGCTGCTATGTGTTTTTCGTATACGCGCGGTAATAAGGAAAATAGGAGATTTGAATTAAGACGATGGGTTTCTGATTTTGGCATATATCCGGGATTATTTTCTAAAATTTTTAAATTTGCTAAAATTGATTTAAATTTTACCAATGTTGTTAGTTTTTCTGATAATAGATGGTTTGATGGAAAATCATATGAAAAGATTGGCTTTAAAAAAGGTGCTGAAATTGGACCAGCATATCATTATTTATATCGTAATGAAGTAGTACATTGTAGTAGATTTACTAAAAATAATATTTTAAAAAAATTTCCCGAAATAGATTTTAATGATTGTTCTACTGAAACAGAAATGATGACAAAAATAGGAATACCAAAAATTTGGGATTGTGGTAAACAGGAATGGATATATGAAACAATTATTTAATAAAGCGGCCGTTTTTGGTGATATACATTTTGGTAAGAAGAATAACTCAAGACAATTCAATATAGATTGTGAAAATTTTGTTAAATGGTTTGTAGAAGAAGCTCACTCATGGGGGGCAGATACTTGTATATTTTTGGGTGATTGGCATGACAATCGACGCTTCATTAACGTATCAACTCTAAATTATAGTCTTTCAAATTTAGAATTGCTTGATAAAAGTTTTAAACAGGTTTATTTTATATTAGGCAATCACGACTTATATTATCGTGAAAAACGAGAGATTAATTCAATTGAATTTGCTAGAAATTTAAAAAATACTAAAATTATTTACGAACCCACTGTTATTGGTGATTGTGCATTCATTCCGTGGTTAATTGGCCATGAATGGAAGGAAGTTCAGCAAATTAAATCAAAATACATGTTCGGCCATTTTGAATTACCGGCATTCTTAATGAATGCTATGGTGGCTATGCCAGATAACGGGGAATTAACTGGTGATGACCTAGCCAATAATGAATATGTATTTTCTGGACACTTTCATAAGAGACAAAAGCAAAAAAATATTTGGTATATTGGCAGTCCATTTCCACACAACTATTCAGACGCTTGGGACGAAGAACGTGGCATGATGTTTTTGGAATGGGGTAAAGACCCCGAATTTAAAATGTGGCCCGAACAACCAAGGTTCGTTACACTTAAATTAAGTGAATTATTGGAAATAGGCCCTGAAAATATTTTAAATGAATATACCTATGCTAGAATAACAACAGATATTGATGTAACTTATGAAGAATTTCAATATTTACGTGAGGGATTTGTTGAACAATTTGGTGCTAGAGAAATTAGTTTAGTCCCCTACCAAAAGACGGATGATGAAACTGTACAAGTTAACAGTTCAGAGTTTAAAACGGTTGATCAAATAGTTATAGAAGGATTGAGTAGCATAGAAAATACTGAAAGTTTTATAGATCATACGTTATTAATAGAATTATATAATAGTTTAGATGTAGACGGGGCATAAATGCTTAAACTTACAAAAATAGAAATAAGAAATTTTTTATCAATAGGCAACGTTCAGCAATACGTTATTTTGGACCGAGACCCTCTCACTCTAGTTTTGGGTGAAAATTTGGACGTATCCACTTCAAGTGGCGCTAGAAATGGTGTGGGAAAATCAACTATTGTTCAAGCAATATCTTACGCAATATACGGCAATGCGTTAACTCAGATTAAGAAAGATAACTTAATCAATAAAACCAATTCAAAAAACATGGAGGTTGCTCTAGAGTTTGAAAAAAATGGTGCAAAGCATAGAATAGAGCGTGGGCGGCGCCCAACGTATCTTCGCTGGATAGTCAATAATAGGGTTGTTAACAGCCCTGATACAGATGAAGCCGAAGGCGATAGCAGGTGGACTCAAAAAGAAATCGAACGTGTGTTTGGCATGAGTGCTACATTGTTCAAACACATTATGGTTATGAACACATTTACGGAACCATTTTTGTCAATGGCAATCGGTAGTCAACGAGCAGTTATTGAAGAACTTTTGGGCATTACTCTTTTAAGTTTAAAAGCTGAAAAATTAAAAGAACGTATTAGAGAAAATAAAGAACATATCCGTGAAGAAGAAATAAGGTTGCAATCAACTAAGGAAAGCAACGCTAAAATAGCTAAAACCATAGAAGATTTGGAACGAAAAAGTTTAATTTTTGCTAGAGATATAGATAAAAAGAAATGCGAAGCAGAAGACGCATTAAATGCACTAAGTCATTTGGATATTGATGCAGAAATTGCCAATCACAAAATTAAAACAGATGTAGAAGAAATTGAAAAAATTATTACAAATTTGGATAAGAATAAAATTAATTTTTCTAAAAATTTAAACACTGCCTTGAAAAGATTAGCACAATATGAAAAAGATATTTTGTTGTTGGATGAAAATAAATGCCCAAGCTGTGAGCAAAAAATACAGGATCACAAACACGAAGAGTTGCGTGAAGGGTTGGTTAAGAAAATAGAAACTATTGCAACAGAAATAGCAGAGTATGAACGTGAAATAGCAGTATTGGACGTTGAATTAGAAGCTGCTACCACACAATATGATACTTTGGGTGATAAACCTACCGTATTTTATGCATCACTAAGCGATGCATATAATCATAGGTCAAGTCTTGAAACATTGACTAAAGAATTAGAATATCTGTCGGATAGAAAAGATCCATATCTTGATCAGATAGAAACATTAAAAAATACAGGTATACAAGAATTAAAATATGAAAAAATAAATGAACTTACCAGACTTAAAGATCATCAGGAATATTTGCTTAAATTTTTAACCAATAAAGACAGTTTTATTAGAAAAAGAATAATAGACCAAAATTTAAATTATTTAAATAATCGTTTATCATTTTATTTGGGACAAATGCAGTTGCCTCATTCGGTTAAATTTTTAAATGATTTAAGTGTTGAAATTTCTGAACTTGGTTTAGAATTTGATTTTGATAACTTAAGTAGAGGCGAACGAACTAGATTGATATTAAGTTTGAGTTGGGCATTTAGAGATGTATTTGAATCTTTAAATATGCCTATGAACATGTTGTTTATTGATGAATTAATTGATAACGGATTAGACCCCGCAGGTGTTGAAAGTGCTTTGGAAATTTTAAAGAAAATGAGCAGAGAACGCAACAAAAATATTTTCTTGATTTCCCATAGAGAAGAGCTTATTAATAGAGTAACACAGATTTTGATGGTAGTTAAGGAAAATGGATTCACCATGTTACAGGATTTGCAATAATGGATTATTCTAGAGATCCGGTAAAAACTATTAACATTGTTGAAATTGATGATAAATATGATAGCGGATGGCCGCCTGATTTAATATATTCCGATTATAATGTGATGATAATTTTAAAATTTACTAATAATGTGATGGAAAGTATACAAAGAGCGAATACCCTTAAAAAAGAATTTGATAATATTTTGGGTAAAGATAATTGGATTTTTTACGATAATTACGGTAAAAAATTTGATGATGTTATTTTTACAAAAGGTATAGACAAAATATTTTATTCAATGTTGCTGGATTCGGTAATTGTTAAGAGTATAGTTGATGAAATACGAATTTTTAAGGAAACGAAATGAGTTGGAATTATAGAGTAGTTAGATCAAATAATATATTGAGTATTAGAGAAGTATATTATGATGACGATGGTACACCCCAAGGCATGACAGAATCACCATTAGCAATAGAAGCCTATTTGGACGAGGGCGAATCTATTGAAACAATTTTATATATTTTGGATAGAATTAAAGAAAGTGTTGAAAAATATGGTATTCTAGATGATCCTTGGCCGGATAATGAGAAAGAAATTTAATGGATTATAGAGAAATACAAAGAACAAGTCTTTGGAAAAATAAATTTCCGTGGAAAGCACATTTGAAATTAAATGTTTTTTGGACAGAAGAAACTGAAATATGGAATAGTGTTGAGGATAAAGAATTTATTTTATATTTAGATGAAACACTAAACTATTTTGTTCCTGGTCAATTTTTGAGGCAAGGAGCAGTTATATATTGCTTAACATTGGACGCAATATTTCAAGTAAGAATGCGTTGTGATGAAAAACTTATTAAAATAGAAAAGGCAGTATTATGAAAGTAAAAGAATTACGTGATATATTAGCTGGATTACCTGATGATATGGAAATCATTTTAAGTAAAGATTCCGAAGGAAACAGCTTTTCGCCTCTCGCTGACTACAATGATGGTAGTATATATGTACCTGAAACAACTTGGTATGGACATATATATGATGATTGCTGGACCGCCCGTGATGCTGATATGGAAGAATCCGAATGGATTGCACTATTGGCCCGCCCTAGATCATTGGTGTTGTGGCCAACTAATTAATTTATTTTGAAATTTCTAAAATTAAATTTTTGTTTAGGTTTAAAAATTCATGTAAGTTAAAAACTGAATAAGTTTTGTATCGAATATGATGAGCGTAGGTAAATTTATTATCATATTCGATACACCCAAACCATCCTTTTCTATTAATTTTAAAACATACCATCCAAAAATCACCAGGATCAACAATATCCAATTGCTGTTGTATCCAACTATCTAAAATTGGTACATTTGGACTTGTTAAAAACATATGGAATGGGAAATCAGCATAGAATTTACTTTCTACTATTAATTTTGGCATATGGTCGGGGGTAACAATGTCTGCCTTGGCATTTCTTATTTGGTTTTCCGAAAGTGTTGCTTTTCTAACTGCATTTTTACCACCCACAAATGCACCGCTATTGTGGACACGAATGAAACTCCCCCCAAAATAACCTTCAAGAATTTTACATAATTCTCGTTCTCCTGATTTACCTTTATTTTTACTTGCGGCACCGGCCATCATTTTTCCTTATAAAATTGGCATTTGGCTTTTTTTAACAAATTCAAATTGCTCTTTAATTCGTTCCTGTATTATTTTTATTTCCTTAAACGATAAATTCCAAGCTTGATAGTAATTAATACTACCTCGCATATAAAAACAAATTTCTGCTATTTGTTTATGGATGGCTCTTGCTTCTTTCTCCATATTGGCTATTAATTCCACTACTTCTTCAGGAGTAGAATGCAAGAGCCTTACTCGAAAAAAGTTGCTGGATCGTATGCTAAATCAATTAAAAATTCATGTTCGCATTTAGTACATTTAACGTGATAATTATTTGGTACTCCTATTTTATTTATTTCTTCAAATTTTGCTTTTAATTCATTATATGTGTTTCTATCAATTTCATCTAGCCATTCGCTAATAAAATCACCATCTTTTATGATTTTATTATCTGGTGTAATAATTTTAACAATACTGTTGCTCATTAATAATACCGATAAACTATGTATTCTTTGGAATGAATCTTTAATTAACTCTTTTCGTTCGTCGTCTGTCAAATCTTCATTTTGTATTAATTGAACTACCTTTGCTTCTTCAAATGTAACGATGGTAGCTTTTATCATACTATCATATGTGTATGGTTTAACATAAATTTTTAATTTGCCTATAGTTAGGCTATATTCTGCTTCTAAGAAATTTATGTTGTCTAACAAATCTTCTATATTAACGGCAAAACTGTTTTCTGTTTTACATTTTGGGCATGAACTTTTTAAGTGTAGAGCTTTTCCATATGAACTGTAACGCAACCCAAGTAATAACACGTTTATGTCGTTGATTGGTAAATTTCTAATATCCCCAATATCAGGGCAACAAGATTCTAATACCTTTTCAATCGCTACGCCATTCAATAACGCATCGGGATTCTTAAACCAAACTTCATCTTTTGCGGTCATTGGAAAAACGCTAATTTCCCCATTTGTGGTAAAGTTTATTGAATTATCTGAACTATAATTTCCTTGGCTGGGCAATTTGACATATATTCCGGGTTCTCTAAAATATGCCGAAAGAGGGTTATTATTTTTGGTTTTATTTGGTTTTTTAAAGAATTTTTGTGATCCTTCAAATTTATTATTGGAATCGGATTCTTTTCTAAAAGCTAAATTAATATCTTCTTCAAATTCATCTTCATTAACATCGGTATTAATATCGTTTTCCTCTTCATCAAATTCTTCTACGTTCCCTCCCAATAGTTCTTGATTATTGGGTAATTCTTGATCAAAAAATGATTTATTTTTTGGTAAAGGTTTATTGCTTTTTTTATCTAATGAAGTTTTATTCATAAATCGTTGCAAATTATCTGATACTTCTTTGGTCATATCATCTTCAGTAACTCTTTTGTTGTTCATAATTTCTCCGAATTATATGCGTTGTTTATTATATTTATACTTGATAATATACGTATATAATTTTTGTGACATAAATATCTAAAATACTAGTGGGATTATGAATTGTCAGAAATTGTTAATGAATCTTTAGAACGAATTGCTGAAAGTTTAAAAGGATTGCCTTCTGATACTAAGGAAATGGTTAGGCAACTCGATATTATAGTTCAAGGGTTAAAAATATTAAGACCCAAAGATATGGCCAAAGTTTTTGCTGAAGTAGAAACCGAAGCTAAAAATCTGAGTAAAACTAAAAAAACTAGTCGTGATAAAATAGATAAAATTTTTGGTGAACACGAAGAAGCGGTAGAAGAAACTTCTAAATCTATTGGCATAATGGGCGTGTTGACAAAAGATACTGGACGGCAATTTGGAAGATTTGGTAGATCTTTAACTAGGGTTGATGGAAGTTTTAAAAGTTTTGCTAACTCAATGGGCGAGTTACCGGTAATTGGCGGGGTATTTGCTGGATTTGCGGTATTAGCTGGTGTAGTTGATTCTACAATAGATGCATATAGAACAGTAACACAAGCTGGTGTACAATTTCAAAATGGTATTTTGGGCTTAGTTCAGTCAAGTGGTGAATTAGGATTAAGCCTTGATGATACTGCTAAAATGTATAAAACATACAATAACACTATTCAAAGAATTGGCGCCCCGGCATTCACGGGATTTATTAAACAGGTTCGTGCTAATAGTGGTGATTTATATGCATTGGGATTTTCCTACAAAGACATAGTTGAAAGTTCAGCAAGCTTTTTGGAAACACAACGAAACTTAACAGGATTACGAACACTCAATCAGCAAGAGCAAAGTAAACTTTTTGATAATACCATAAAAGAATTTTATAATGCAGCACAAATAACCGGAGTTGGTGTTGAGGAAATGCTTAAATCATTAAAAAGTTTAAGCGAAGATCCCAGAACTAGGTTAATACTTAAGAGTTTGCCCGAAGCTGGGCAAAATTTAATGGCCACGCTTCAGTCTATAGATCCCAAAATGGCTGAAACTGTGCTTGAAGCAATACAAAAGGGTGCTCTTGAACGTGTTTCAAATTATGAAGATATTGTTGTTTCTGGTACAACGGATTTAGTTCAAGGTATAGTTAATATGGCAAAAACTGGTTCAGGTAATGCAGCCGCCGTCGCCGCCTTCCTGAAGTCGCATGAAGCTGAATTAATGCAGCGAGTTGGTCAATTGGGGAGAGCTGGACTTGACGGCGCCTTCAATTTTGGCGCCGGACTACTCAAAACTATGAATGATTTGGTTCTTGATCCAAAGCAAACCCCTGACGGTAGCGGAACTGATAAACTTAGTGAATTATTACTAAAACTTGGCCCGCAGATTAATGAAAGTATTTCATTGATACGAGAGACATTACTTAAATTTACGGTTGATATATTGGGCCCAGACGGTGCATTTGGTGAAATATTAGCAAAAGGATTAATTAAATTTATTGGGGTGGTGACCAACCCGGATAATATTGATGCATTAATTATGCTTATTGATGGTGTAGTTCGTTTTACAACTGTTATTGATGGATTTTCTAAAAGTATATTGGCCTTTGCGGGTGCAGAAAGCCCATTAACACAGGTGATATTGACTGGTATGATTGGGTTGGTTGCTGCTAAGACTGCTTTATGGTTAGCAAAAGCGGCCACAACTAATTTGTTTGGATCAATTTTTGGCGCATTGGGCAACGCAGTTGGATTGGGTGTTAGACGCAGTCCTTTGGGTAGATTTATCAAAGGAACGGCGGCCGTTGCCGCATTGGCAGCGGGCGGGGCCTATTTATACGATAAAATGTATAATGATGAAACTCCCGCTGCCGCTCCCCCGCCGCCTGCTGATTCAAATGATTCAAATCAGTCAATGGATGATACAGAAGTTGAACGTAAATTAGAAGAGGAACGAAAAACAGTTGCGGAACCAATTGTTCCGCCGGAAATGCAAAGTATTGTAGATGAAATGAATAAAAACAATCAAGCAATAATTGAAGAAATAAATAAAAAATCAAATAACGAATTAAATACTATACCGCCCTCGGATAATTCTTTTGATAAAGGGACAGAACCGCCCAATAATAATAATGACGAAGATCCGGAAATAATTAAAATCAACAAAGAATACGAATCTCGTATGAAGGAACTGGCAATACGTGAACAATTATTCAAATCAAAACAACGATATTTGGAAAAATCTTTAAAAGGTGAGAAAGACGGCGTTTCTGTTGCACCAGCCGCCCCAAATAATGCCGGCAACTCTGGTAATACTGGTAATACATTGGGCACACCAACACTTGACCAAACAAAAACAGATGCAGTGGGTCCCGGCGCTAATTTGACATATGAAAAAAGAATACTTGAACTTGCCGAGGAAAATACTCATTTAACAAAAGTATTAGCCGGCATATCTATGGCAAATGCTTCGCAAACTACCAACACGTATAGAACATTAACGAGTAATATAGTATAATGAAAATTAATCCAAGTTTAGAAAATAGTTTAGTTAATATTACCAAACAGCTGGACACTGGCAACTATGTTTCAAATAGAGAACAAGTGGTAGATCTACTTAGGGAATTTGCATCTGATATAAGTAAAAAATCTGGCAAATCAGTTGACAAATTGTTTAACGAATATGTTGCTAATAATGTAAAAACACGAAAAAGATATAAAAAAGAACAGCGAGAAGAAGTAGAAAATTTATTAAGAGAACAATTATCCCGTAATAAATTAGTTAAAGGGTATAAAACGTTTAATAAAGGCATTAAAAATACTAATGAAGGATTAGTATCGGTTGTCAAAGTTTTAACACCAACTGATCGACCATTAAGTGATTTGACTTCAACTATTGCTAATGTATTGCCGTTATTTGGTATAGCCGCAGTTTTTGCAGCCGGCGCCGGTCTCATTGATTCATTGACAAGTACATATGGTTCATTAACAAAGACCGGTATTCAAGTTAGTGGCGGTTTACTTGGTTCAATTGAAGCAACTGCCAGGATGGGATTATCATTTGATGAAGGGGCTAAACTTTTTTCTGAAAATGCTCTTACTGTTCAGAAGTTTGGATTACCGGCTATATCGAGTTTTACTGATAATTTAAGAAACAGTTCTGGAGAATTATTTTCTTTGGGATTGACTGTTAAGGATGTAGCACAACGATCAATTGAATTTTTGGATATACAGCGAAAAATAGACAGTTCAAATAAAACAGATTTGAGCCAGCGCGAGGATCAATTTAAAGGTCAGTTAAAGAAATTTTATAATGCTACCCAAATGGTTGGTGAAGATTTGGGTTCTTTAATGGACCAATATAAGAAGTCTGCCGAAGATCCATTAACCAGATTATTTTTGCAGTCTCTTCCGGAACAAACCAGGGAAGCATTTATAGCATTTCAAAAAGTTGCGCCCAAGGAAGCCGAAGCAATACAACAAGCATATTTTCGTGGAGGAAATATCAATAGAATAGATAATTATCGAGAATACGCAACAATTGGCGCTGTGGGTGATTTGGAACGATTGTATGAACAATTTTTTAACCCCGCTGCCACCAATGAAACTATATTTGGGATAATTGCTGAGCGAGAACCATATTATGAACAACAATTTAAAATACAAAGTGATATGATGAACACACAGGAAGCGATGTTTGCTGCTTCATTGGCTAAGTTGGGTAATTTGATAAACACTGATGGCGCAAATATTACAGAAAAAGTTGATAAAGTAACGGAAGGAATAATTAACGCCCAACAAGCAATTAATAATTTTTATTATAATTTAAAAGTAGCATTATTAGAAGAATTACAGAAAATTGATTTAAACGGATTGGTTGATAATATAGAAAAAATTAGTAAAAGCATAGCTGATTTAATAAAAGGAATTAATACGGTTAATGACGTAAATAACTTGCCAGATTTTACTGCTAAAATAAAAGAAGCTGCTGGAGTATTATCCGGCAAATCATCTGAGTTAAATGCTGCTGTTATTCCTGATGGAACACCGCTTTCTGTTATGATATTAACGGGATTTGCTGGAATATTTGCGTTAGCAGCTACAAGTCCCTTATTGCGAATGGCAGTTTTGGATTCCATAGCATCTTATGCATCTGGAATGAAAAAATTAATTAATGGTAATAAATTTTCTATTCCGGGTATTGATGGGTTGGGTGATATTGAAATACCGGATGGCGATACCGGAAAAAAAGGAAATCAAAAGCAACACCGGGAATCCCGTAACGCCGCCCGCAAGGCGGCGGGGTCAGCGCCAGAATCTGCTAGAACAGCAGCTTCAGCGACAGGAAGGCGCGCTGCATTATTACGTAGAGCTAGGGGTATTATTACTAAATCCGCCAGCAAAGGAGTAATAAAAGCGTTGCCCATACTGGGTGCAATTGGTGGGTTAGCTTTTGGCGCAGGAAGATTACTGGAAGGCGATACCGTTGGTGCCGGGTTGGAAGTAGTAGCCGGCGCAGCCGCTCTATTGCCTGCTGCGGGAACAGCAACAAGTGTTGCAGCAACATTGGCATTATTGGCTAAAGATTTGGCTGAGGCGGGGTTTACTTCTGATGAAATTTCTGAAATTATTGAAGAAACTAAAAAAGAATTGATGGGTGCTTCGGTTACCCCCGATGTTGGTAAACTAAATGAGCAAGAGGCCACGCAGCAACTTTCATCTGTTTTGCAGGAATTACAAAAATTACAAGAAGAAGAATCACTTGCTAAGCAAGAAATTCCCGATGCACCTCCTGGATTAAGCAGGGGTGCTAGAAAAAAATGGCAAGAAGATAGAACACGTCTTCGTAAAGAAATCGAAGAACAATACCAAGAACGAAACAATGCACTGCGGGCAACAATAGGTGCATTACAACTTCACATACGTGAATCACAAAAATTGCAGCAGGCAATACCAGATACTAGTTTAATGCCGTAAAAATATATACTTTATTATTTAAATACTTTAATATTAATAATGGTACAATAAGTATTGAAAATAAATATATTAACTTTTGTTCTTACTCTACTATAAATCATATTATAAGGTAACATAATGAATAATGCAACATGGAAAAAACACTTTACATATATTCCGCCAAGTAAAAAGTTCCAAAATCAAAATGCTGAATCAAGTGTTGCCAGTCCTGCTGCTGGTAGTAAGTTTTCAAGTTATCTCCCTGAGGTATATGCCGGCCAACCGCAGCGTAGAGAAAGATATAACCAATATGATGTAATGGACGCCGACGCTGAAGTTAATGTTAGTCTTGATACTATTGCTGAATTTTGCACCCAAACTGAAGAGCAAAATCCTCTGCCTTTTACATTGGAATTTAATGAAGATATTAGTGAAACAGAAACTACTATTTTGCACGAATCGCTAAGGCAATGGGTGAGATTAAATAAATTTAATCAAAGAATATTTAAGATTTTTAGAAATACCATCAAATATGGTGATCAATTTTTTATTAGGGACCCGGAAACTAATCAATGGTTATGGATTGACCCTGCCAAAGTGCAAAGTATTATTGTTAATCAAGCCAAGGGGAAAAAACCAGAGCATTATATTGTTACAGATTTAGATCCAAACATGCAGAGCTTGGCGGCCACCACACCACCGCCCGCATATCAACAAACAACCGGTTTAGTTGCCAGAAGTCCAGGACCCCTAACCCAATCTTACGCGCGCGGCGATACTGCAACAGGAAGATATGTTACGGGCAGTCAATTAACTAGTTTTATATCAAGTGATGATATAGTGCATATAAGTTTGAGTGATGGTATGGATAATAATTGGCCATTTGGAAATTCTATACTTGAAGCAATTTATAAGGTTTATAAACAAAAAGAATTACTAGAGGACAGCATTATAATTTATCGTGTTCAACGTGCCCCTGAACGAAGAGTTTTTTATATTGATGTTGGTAACATGCCTACACATAAAGCCATGGCCTTCGTTGAACGAGTTAAAAATGAAATACATCAACGCAGAATACCCAATAGAACAGGCGGTGGATCCAGTGTTATGGATGCATCATATAATCCACTCTGTTTAAGTCTGGATACTAGAATTCCATTATTGGATGGTAGGACATTAACTTTAAACGAATTAATAGTTGAATATGCAAATGGCAGAGAAAACTGGACATATAGTATACATCCTGAAACTGGAGAAATAGTTCCGGGTAATATAACATGGGCAGGAATAACTAGAACAAATACAAAAGTTATTAAATTAATTTTGGATAATGGTAAAACTTTAATTTGTACCCCTGATCATAAAATACCGGTTTGGGGCAAGGGGTATATAGAAGCAAAAGATATATTACCAATTGACAGTTTAATGAGTTTTGAAACTAGAAATAAAAGTTTATCTACTATTGATAGAGATTATGTTCAAGTTTTTGATCATAAATCAAAAAAATGGGTATTTTCACATAGGCTTGTTGGTAATTTTTTCAAGAATATCAATAAACACCAAGAATTTACTTATTTAGAAGAAAATAAGGAGAAATTAAAAACCATTATACATCATAAGGATTTTAATAGATTTAATAACGATCCTAGAAATCTTCAATGGATGAATAAACAGGATCATTTATTATACCATTCGTATTTGAAACAGGATTATTGGAAAAATGCCCCTGCAACTGAACTCGCTAGGATTAAAAATAAAATTTCTAATACTTTAAAAATAAAATTCAATATGTTATCTGAAGCTGAAAAAGAAGTTGTTAGAAATAAGGCTAGAACAGCTCAACAACTCTTTGTAGAAAAAAGAAAAAATGACGAAGCATTTGCTGAAAAGTATAACCAAAAATCTAGAGAAAGAAGAATTGAATATTTTAAAACTCATCAAGATCATAAAAATAAGTGGTTAGCTTCTGCTAAGACATGGCAAGAAAATAAACCCAATCAAAATAAAGTATATACTCACAAAATGCTTCAGATTATACATAATTTAGCACAAAAATATAATTATAAGTTGATTGATATAGTAAAAAACGAGCAATATAATGAAGAATTGTTAAATGAAATTAGAAGTAATAATAAGCCAGATCCATCTAAAAAATTTAAAATACAAACGAACCAAATTACAAAACAAGTAATTTTAATAACATTACAACATTTTGGTTATAAAAATTGGAAAGATTTTAAATCAAAAGCTAATATCTTCAACCATAAAGTTGTTTCAATTGAATGGTTAAGCGAAAAGATTGATACAGGTACTATTACAATAGATGGAAAAGAAAAATGGCACGGACATCATAATTTTGCTGTAGATTCTGGAATATTTGTTAAAAATAGTATGTTGGAAGATTTTTTCTTTGCTACAACCGCCGAAGGCCGTGGAAGTAAAGTTGAAACATTGCCCGGCGGCGACCAACTTGGACAGATAGATGATTTACTATATTTTGATAACAAATTACGTCGTGGATTGAGAATACCCAGCAGTTATTTGCCCGGCGGCGCCGAAGATGGCAATACTACATATACTGACGGTAGAGTTGGCACTGCATATATACAGGAATATAGATTTGCTAAATTTTGTAAAAGATTGCAGGAGTTATTAACTCCATCTTTTGATCATGAATTTAAATTATATATTAAGAAAAAAGGCATTAATATAGATACTTCTGTATTTGAACTGAGATTTAATGAACCACAAAGTTTTAGCAAATATAGACAAATTGGAATTGATAGTGCTCAAATAAATGTATTTCAGCCATTGAGTGACATAGGATACTTTAGTAAACGATTCCTATTAAAGAGATTCTTAAATCTTAAAGAAAATGAAATACTTGAAAATGAAAAATTGTGGAAAGAAGAAAACCCAGACAAAACTGGCCGAACTGACGCAGGCGTTGCTAATGAATCCAATGTTGATTTGGGCGATGTTGGCGTTGGCGGTGGAGATTTTGGTGCTGACGATTTAAATCTCGGCGAGGAACCCGGCGGCGAGGCAGGCGGAGAACTCGGCGGCGCGGCAGGCGGAGAACCCGGCGGGGAAATTACTCTATAATATAAATAAAATAAAAGGATTTTTATTATGGATGAGTTTGACAATTTATATTTTCAGGAATATCGCTCAAACGGCGTAAAAAGTTTATATGACACCCGTAAACCCAAGTTAACATTAAAACATATAAACAAGTTAAAGAAAATTCAAGCAGTTCGTCAACTTGATTATATTAAACGCCAATCATTATTAAGTGTAATGTATGGCGCGCCCGCTGAAGACAGTGGCGGGCTATAATTTTATTTTTCTGATATATGTTCTGTAGGATAAAATTCTTTTAATAAATTTTTTTCTACTTCATCTAATTTGCTAAACATTGCTGTTCGTTCAAGTCCTAGTGCGGCTATTTCATCTTTTTCTAATTTTTTAATGGCCCTTTTTTGTATTTCATTAAGATACAAATCATCGGATAAATTGATCTCTGCATAACCGCCATATATTTTAATTATTTTGAGTTCTTCTTCTTCAATATTATTAATTCTATGTCTAATAATTTTCCTATACTCGTCCAACACAGAATAAAAAGAATTAAATATTTTTGCTTCATTTATAGATATGGTAAAATTTACTGTTAATTTGCTTGAGGTTCCAAGTTTATGTGATACAAAAATTATTTTATCACTGCCAACAGCATTGCACAAAATGCCCCAACCTAGCAATAACTTATTATTCATTTACTCATCCCTATATTTAACATATTGCGATTGTAGTAAACTACATAGATTTTGTCAAAATCTTTAGTTTTAGGGGCATTATCAAGTATTAATAACTAAATATATTAAATATTAACAATAGAATAATTTCTATATAAAGCAAACTACAACATATTTGGACAATTGGAGATGTAGAATGACAAATAAGCTCGAGAAAGTATTAGAGCTATTAATAAACGAAAACGAAAAGCAAGCTTCTGCTTTGCTTCACGAATGGTTTGTTGAAAAAGCTCGTGAGATACATAATCAGCTAGTTGAAGAGGATGATGCAGTCCTTGATGACGACGCCGATGAAGTGGCCGCTGAACAATTTTATGAAGCAGGCGACGAAGATGAAGAAACAACCGATGATATGGACATGGGTGATGCAGAAATGGAACTTGACGCCGATCTAGAAGATGGTGAAAGTGAAATGGATGATGACATGGATGCTGACGAAGAAGGCGAAGGTACAACGGTTGATCTCAAAGCAGAATTAGGTGAACTAGAAGATGAACTAGAAGCACTAAAAGCTGAATTTGAACAGTTAATGGCTGACGAAGAAGGCGAAGATCATGATATGGACGACGACATGGGCGACGACATGGGCGATGACATGTATTCTGATTCAGAAGATATGGGCGACGACGAAGAAGCCGTAGAAGAAAATATTTATGATACTGAAGGCGAAGGATCACGCCCTGCGCAGGATTTTATAAAACCGGGGCACGGTGATATGGATGGTGTTTACGAAGGCGACGACGAAGAT